CTCTCACTACCTTGAACTCCGGAGCCCAACCAGCCGGAACTGGCCAGATCGGCGGTGGGCGGCTCCCGAACAGATCAGTCATGCAATATCTATCATAGTAGTCCATCCAGTGCGGGTGCATGTGTGCAAGCATCCAAGGCATCTGAAGTGGCACTATCTCATCAAGACTATCGAGATACTGCTCGGTGCGCAATTGGTCCTCCCAAGGCACGCCATAGAGTCTTTCGACGAGGAGCCGTGTGGCCGGTCCTGGATCCAAGACTGGGATTTTCTTCTCGTCCCTAATGGCGGCTCGCAGCTGGTCTCTTTCCCAGCGCGAGAGTGTTCGATCTTTCTCTAAGAACCCGCGGATGTCGATTGAACGGGTGACCCTCAAACCATACTGCGCGAGCGCAGAAATGATCGGACACCCCGGATATTGATGTGCATAGGATAAGGCCTTGCATCGCAGGAGCACCTTCTTCTTGCTGGCCCGCACGCCATGATACTGACGCACAGTCCAACCGAAGGAGCAGAGCACCTCCCGAGGATCTGTGACATTAACGCAATCTTCCGGATCAAAGATTATGCCACAAAAACTCGCCGAGCAGAGATCATCGTGCTCCTGCAACTTGATGACAAGACCAAGCTTTTCGAAGTCCGCCGTAGTTGGCAACGGACCCCAAGCAGTGAAGAGCCCATCATCACCCTCCACCACCCCAATAACGTCGTGCGAGCCCACTTCCTCACACATGAACAACATGAACATCAGATTCGAAAACCCATTGCCCAATGACGTGCACATCTCACCGGACATTCGCGTCGCGGCGAGTTCCACCCAAAAATGTTTATACTCGCAGCGGTTCAGGCCCCCCAGCACCTCCGTGACTAGCGCCATAAAGTCAACGGCGTGCGGGAGACCCCGCGTCATATATCGGTAGAGTTCAAATTCGCAAGCCTCCATGACTTCACGAGTGAACAAAGACTCGAAGGCTGAGTAGTCCGTCGCCATATACTTGGCGCCCAAACGATAAAGCCGCTCCTTAATGAATGCCGGACGGTCCGCCACCGGAATTTTCTTGACGAACCAATCCAACTTGAAGACAGCCTTCTCGATGAGTCTAAAAATCGGACCCACAGCACACTTAAACTCATCAGATCGTGAGTTAATGCCCCTCGCGTGCTTATATTCACCATAGACCTCGTCTTTAATGAATGACTTGCAGGTGAAGTACCGGGGATCGTCCCAAATATCTTTCACCTCATCCCACTTGGTCTTGAGCTCGGCCTTCCGCCAAGCGGGATACTCCGTTTGATCCAACCAGGTCTCGACACTAACGTCTGAGTCTGGCGCCAAGGGTGTCAAGTGCTTACGACACCAGCGACGGACAAACGCTCGGAGGCGCCTAAGAGCCCTCCGACTTGGCTTTGGAGGCTGGAAACAAAACCTCTTGCGAACACCTGCCTCGGCTGTGACGGGATCGGACAAATCGGGTTTAGGTAAAGCCGCTCCAACAAAATGGCATCCTAGGCTCGACTGGACAATCGGCCTTATGGATGAGTCGTGCACTCGATGGCCCCCAATCCGACAGCTCGGTTTAATGGGAGCAATCTTAGCTAGTGGCACTTCTCCATACCTATACCCGTAACAGCCGACCGCCCAGCCGCTCAAAGCAGGGTTCGCGGCAAGGGGACTCGCTCAGTCCGCTCCTTAGCATCCTTGGCGTACGCATACACCAGGATGGCGGAGTGCTGCGGGATCGCAGCATTGTCGAACATCGAGTACCTGTTCCAGTTGACGCTCTGAAGGCCGTGGGCCGCGGTCTGCAAACGCTCCCACGTCATATGGTCGCTAGCCGTCAGGCGTACATTGTTCGGAGTAGCTAATTGGGTCGCAATCTCCAAACTTGGATATATATCACTATAATGGACAGGAAATCCATAGAATAAAATACAATGAGTGACTGCCCTAATGGCAGGGTACCCATGCTTCATCTCCCCCACGGCAGACGAATCGGGGCGCAGATCCAGGTAATGCCCATCCGCAAAGAACAACCTCAAGTTGTCCGGGACAGGCTGCCCTGAGGTGTAGAATAAGTGCCTCACCGGGTCCCGGGACCAGAACGTCCAGGCGACCTGCTGCAAAAAGTGCAGCAGCCGCACCGCGAGGCCCAAGGGCCCCACGGGAAACAGCTGGCAAAACACCACCACTGAGGCAATGTACCTTGAGAGCCACAACATGGTCCATGGTCCCCCAAGAGTAGGCCAGAGCAAGAAGACATAGTGCACAAAGTACAATATGACCAGCAAGTGCGGAATACGAGCCCAGACCAAAAAGGTCCAGAGCGCCTGCGCCAAATCTCGCCATCCCACATCGCCAATATCCCCGCGGAAGGAGTACGAAATTCTCCTCCCGAACAGAGCATCGGCTGCCACCTCTTCGTCTCGGCCATAGGGGTCTGCGCCCCTCTTCTCTTCCCCCTTCTCAGGAGGCTTCTGATTTTCCGCCGCCTTCTCTTTATCTGCATCGCGCTGACCTGCTTGCTTCGATAACCCATCAATGAGGGCATCGGCAAGCAGTGCTGCCTTAGCTGCAGCACGTGCATTGCGTTTTCGCTGTTGCTTATGTACGCATTTACCTGCTCGGGTTTTCCCCTTGCGAGGCGAGTTGTTGTTGGTGCGGTGCACGGACCCCCACTCACCCTTCCTGCTCCAGGCTGAAGCGTTACTTTCAGATCCTGTTTGATTTTCCAACGAATTGGAAGACCCCGAGAGGCTAGAATGTGTGGAGGACCGGCAGGAGGACTCTGCTTCAAATCCATGAGACATATCCATATGATGGTCTTACTACAACTGTGTTTCGACCCTAACACAGAGGTTACGACGCATACGACTTGCGAAGGGGCTGAGGAGAACACCATGACACCGCCCATGTGGCATGGTTTATGAGTACTGCAGACGAGCCATCTTTCGCTGCAGCAGACCCCG